AGGTGAACACCTGGTAAAATAAAAACAAGCTCTCTTTCCCATATATTGTCCTGATGGATAATAGGAGGAGTTGCTCCTGATATATAGAATCTTCCACCATTGTGAAAAACACTTTCCATAGCTACTCTTGTAATTTCAGTAAGAGAATACAGACCTATTTCACCTTGTAATCCGTTCGCCAAAAGTGTAAGTAGTACCTCAGTAAAATCACTTTGTTTATTTCCGTTCAACAGTCCTGGTCTGTAATTACCAGTTCTAACTAATACCGAACCATTAGGATGATTAAGCTCATAATCGCTTGGTAGTTCTGGGAAAGCTTCAACCTTATAATTGTTCGCTTTCACAGAGCTAACTACTGGATTAATCTGTGAATCCAGCTCAGCTACAATCTTATTTACTAATGAGTTTTCGTTCGTCATGGCATTAAGTCTAAAATATCGTTTGAAAATTCACGTTTTCGTTTTGAAGCAATCATATAGGGTGGTCTGTTATCACTTGTACCAACTCCTAACTGAACACTTCCTTTCTTGATTTCATCTAATTCTTGGATAGCTTCTCTTTCAAATGATTTGTATGGCTCTTTAAGTGATGTTCCTAATCTCATCTTTTTCAAGTCATAGGTTACAAGCTTCACACATATCTTAGTAATCGTCTCATTACCGTTTAATGGCAATGGGTATCTATCACGCAAATGATTATCAATGAATTCTGTTCTGTCTTCAATAAGTGCTTCTATTCTATCATTCCTGATTTGGATAGCTTCACCTTTTTCAGTTGTTAACTCAGCAAGGACTTCTTCATTCAAGAAGCCCTTGGGAGTTTTGATATCGTCAACAGTACAATACATTATGCAGGTATTACCTGAACTGATAGTATTGCATCTGGGTCTTTGAATTGAGGTAGAGCTTTTTGCTCGATTTCCCAAGTCAATGTTTGTTTCTTCTCGGTGTAAGAGTCAATGAAGTACTCAGCTTGGTGAGAAACGAAGTTCTGACCTTCCAATCTGTGAATCGGAGCTAAGTGCATTTTTGCATCAGATGTGTTGTCAACAAAGATTGCCTTTTTAGAGTTGATCATTGGAACAATTACACCTGAATCGTTTTTGTATTCTTCAGAAAGTTCGTAGAACTCAATACCGTAGAAATAACCGATTGGAATAAGAGATGAATCTTGTAAAGAATTCAAACTCAATCTTCCTGCTTGCAAGTTGTTATTGTCAAGTACTTTTTGAACTTTCTCATTCGACATAAATCCAATAGAAGCTTCTGTACCCATGATACAAATTTTAGGTTTCTTGCCTCTTTTAGACATAGCTTGTCTAACTTGATGTATGAAAGTTGGAACGTTTGCAGTAGTAGATGACCAGTTGATAGAACCAGATACATCAATCAAGTGATCGCCACCTGCTAAAGTACCAGTAGTCATACCAGAATCTATAGTTGCTTGGTAGTCATCTTGATTAATTATAATCGTACCAGTGTTCAAGATAGAACAAGCCATTTGGATTCTTCTTCTTACTGCTCTGTTTTGAAGAACATCAATTTCTTCTAAGATTTTACGATTAATAGCATCGTCTTTTTCAGCAGCAGTTGCATTGTAAATCTTGCCGATTTCATTGAAATCTTTAAGTTGCTGAGCCGTGAAAACTTTCTTCTCCCAAGTTCTTGGGATTCTTGCAGTAGCTACTTCACGAGAAGTTTTCTTTACCACTTTAGCTTCTGTTGCTTCACGAGAAACGAACTGAGCCAAGCGTGTGTCTTCGCTAATAATTTCCCAATCGATTACATCTGCACTATGTTGCTCATTCTTGAAGCCAAGTAAGTCCAGAATGCCTGTGTTTATCGGGATAATCTTATTAACGGCTGTTGTTAAATCTCTTGATTCGAATATGCTTATTGGCATTAGTCTTCAAGCTCCTTAATAATGATTAAACCGTGAGTGTTGTGTACGCCTGCTGAGAATGTCTCAACTGTAACTAATCCTGCTTTGTTGAAGATACCAGTTACATAAGCTCTTGAGTTGATGTCTCCTGCTGTTGCATCTACATCTTCAATCAAGATACCTGCGATTTTATCTAAACCGTTTGAGCCATCAGCATCAAACTTTTGGTACTTACCAGTGCCAGAGTGTTTACCTAACACTTCACCACGCTTGTAAGTTGAACCAGTGAGCAATATCGCAGGAACGCTGATAGCTTCTATCTCGTCTCCTGCAATCAAGTCCACTATTGTTTGTGTCTCTAAAGGTGAGACACCTAAATCATTATGTCCCATTTCGAGACCTCCATTTAATTATTAATTATTTTCTACTTTCATTGAATTTTTTAGCAGCATCGCCAATTGCTTCATTCACAGTTTGTTGCTCTGCGAAGTTGCTTGCCGTTACATTAGGGTCTTCACCCAAATCAACTGCAGATGGCCACGCTTTAAGTAAAGATTTTAGCACTCCTACAGGGGATGCATCTTTACCGCTTTCATCTTTCACTGAGAAGTTTGAAGACTCTGAGTTGTTCGCAATTTCAAGTGAGTTGATTGCAACTGCTTTTAATCCGACTGGGATATGAGTAGTGCCAACGAACTCGTTGTATTCAGACAAACGTAGCTTAGATTCCAACTCTTGGATTCTGTTATTCTGCTTTATAGCTTCTGCTTTCTGAGCTTCTGAAAAGCTGTCATCAGCAGGAGGAGTTGGTGGAGCAGGAGGGTTGTCCTCTACTTTTGGTTCTTCGGGTTCTGCTTTGAAGTCACCGATTTTCGCTTGGATTTTGGTAGCAGTTTCATCACCGAATTCAGTCTTTACCCATTCGATTAGTTTTGCTGTATCTAATGTCATTACCGACATAGTTTCACCTATTGTATTAGTTTTTGGATTTATATCTTCTTCAATTTTTTGTTGTGGCGGAGTTGGTTCTGGTTCTGCGAACTCATAAGATTCTACATTCGCTATATCATTAATATTCATAGTGAAAGATGAATCAAGTGATGGCAACCCTTTCAACGCAGGATTAACAGAGCCAAGAAGTGCGATATGGTCAAGTAGGTTACTCGGTTTGATAGAGATTGAAAGACCTCTGTAATACTTGCCTTTAACCGCTTCTGTGAACTTAGGAGTTGGGTCAATCTTAGCAAGTAAGTTCATACCTTCAACTTTTAGTTGTTCTACCCAACCCATAGCAGGTTTAATAATTGGAGTACCGTCTGCAAATTCTACTTTGTCGTGGTCTCCTGGAATCAATGGAGCCGTGTGGCGGTTATCTGCTGATTGGTTGTTATAAGTATTAGCAATGTTCGATAAGTCACCCTCAGTGTATGTTTGTTCTACACCTGCGTTGTTCTTATGAGTTCCTGCTTTGAATACTGTAATCCACATATAAAAGGCCTATTGATTTTTAATATGTGCAAATTCCGATATGGTCAAATCTTTATACAATGCAGTCAGTAAACACAATAGCAATGCAAACTGTAAAGCGGTTTGCAATGCAGACTGTAAAAAACATTGCCCACTACGATAGTTAAATTGCTTTCTATTGCTACAGTTCAACAAATAATAGGTGTTAAATGATTGTATGGAAGTCCGAGAGGGTCAGCGTTGATAAACTAAAACCGTGGATAGATAATCCACGAGACGTTGATGATGAGAATGTGAAGTATCTTGATGAGAGCTTCAAAGAGTTTGGTTTCGCAGGAGTAATTATAGTCAATAAAGACTATACTATCTGTGGAGGTCATAGGACTTTGGAACGCTTAATCAAAGGTGGAGTAAAGGAAGTTGATATAAAAATACCAACTAAACTATTGGATCAGGAACAGTTTAAAAGACTGAATTATAGACTTAATCAAAACATAGCAGGGAAATGGAATGCCGATAAAATCGCGCAACTATTCTCCCCAACTGAAATTATAGAGTTGGGTAATAACCAAGACCACCTCGCTATATTCAAGAAGTTAAGTGATATGAATAGCATAGATACATCTATGATTGAATTATCAAAAGAGATATCTATTCCGGATATGAACTTTCCAGATGAGGTAAAATCCAATTACCCAGACGACAGAGACAAAGAAAACAAATTGAAAATTACACAAGATGATAATGTTCTATTTAGCTGCTTGATGAAAGAAGCTGACAGAACACGAATCACAGATATAATCAATAGAACAAAACGTGCTATCAATTCCAATAGCACACCCGAATGTTTAATTAAAATAATGGAGCACTACGATGAATCCAAGCTACAGTCCGTTTGAGTTATTAAAGACAGGAATTCTCTTTGATGATTCTTCAAATAAATATCCCACTAAATTATATGGCTATGTTGAGAGTATGCCATTGAAGTTAGAATCAAGTGGAGATACGTTTTTCGTTTTTAATCATAGTGGAGAGGCTATAGTTAAAACAGATGAAGGTGAGTTCACTATGAGGGCAGAAACTTATGCTTCTGTTCCCAATAGAGTTGAAATCACTGGTGGAAAAGGAATAGTAATACAAAGTATCAAGTATAATGGATTTTTCCATTTGGGTGGAAAGTTAGAACACAAAGGCAGATTGAAATATATAGATGGATGTACAGATTCATTACTTATTCCTCCTGTTAAGAAAGGTGATGCTTGTTTCAATTTACTTTATTTCCCAAAGAACATTGAGCAAACACAACATACACATCCTGATAAAAGAGTTGGTATGATTGTAAGCGGTCACGGAAAATGTTTAACTCCTTGGGGCAATATTGAACTGACTCCTGGTCAAGTTTTCATAATCCACGAGGGAGGAACTAAGATACAACAGAAAGGAGTATTCGCACTAACTGGTACTCACTCGTTCGAGACTTTCGATTCGGAAATGAGGGTGGTGGCTTTCCACCCGACAACTGATTATGGCCCCGAGGACGAAGAGCACCCAATGATAAATAGAACTATTGTAAACGGTGTATCAGCTAAGAACCTAAAAGAAATCAGGACGGTGTAATATGACCAAAGGTTTAATTGAACATTGCCCTACTGCTAACTGTGGATTCAGATGTTGCACCAGAACGGCTCGTGTAAGTGGAATTATATTACATCCAAATGAGTTGGACGATATTCCTAAAGAAATTACAAAGCACTTAGAAATCGGCAAAGATTACAACGGAGGTACTCTTGCCAAATGTAAAGCGGAAGATACGGCAACTTGTGATGGTGGTTACAAGCCACTTGATTGTCAGATGTACCCACTTTTACCAAGGTTTAAGAACGGAGTAGTCACTAAATTCAAGATCCATTCCGTTGACAAAAAGAGCTCAACAAAGTGTCCGCTATCGTTAGTGAAACTGAAATATCATAGCAAAATAATTGCTGAAAAGCTCAATCATATGCCGTGGGTTCATCAATTCTTTAATTCACTTCCTGCCGTCGGATATAAGAAAGTAATGGAAATAGGAAAATGAATAAAAGAGTATTGAAGAACAGAGCATTCACATCTCATAATGAAGAATTATTTAACCACGTTTTCCATAACATTGAAGAGTATGTGAGTAGATCGCATATCAATGATTTGGTTGACAAGACTTGTAATGAGATTGTGAACATAACTAAAGGCAAGAAGTGTGCAATAGCGTGGAGTGGTGGAAAGGATTCAGTTGCTTTACATTTAGTAGCTAAGGAGTGCGGAATAGATAAAGCTGTATTAGGTCATACTGATTTGGAATACAAGCTTTATATGGATTGGATTCGGCTCAACTCTCCGAACAATCTGACTAAAATAAACACTGGCCACGATTTGGAATGGTTGGTAAAACACCAAGATTTCTTGTTTCCAAAAGATAATATCACCTCTTCGAAATGGTATAAGTTTGTACAACAGAAAGCACAAGAAATATACTACAATGAAAGTGACTTAGATATAATCCTATTAGGTAGAAGAAAATCAGATAGTAATTATGTTGGGAAAAATGGCGAGAACATTTATTCTAACAAAGACGGTATGACAAGATACTCACCAATTTCAGATTGGTCACACGAGGAAGTTATTGCTGCAATAAGATATTTCAACTTGCCAATTGCTCCATTCTATAATATGCCGAGAGCATTTTATTTGGGTACACACCCTTGGGCTTTTAGAGATTTGCACCCAGAAGACAAAGAGAATGATTCAAAACTAATTACTTGGAAAGAAGTGATTCAGATTGAAAAACAAACAGTCATAGAAGCATCATTCTATTTCGATTCTGCCAAACAAGCATTAGATGAGGTGGGATAATGGGATTGACTTACGACAAAATAGAATTTGAAACTTCTGTATTAGAAGAATCTAAGAAACGAATAAGAGACTGTTTTACAAGGTTTGATAAAGTAGTTGTTTCATTCTCAGGCGGAAAAGATTCGACAGTAGTCTTGAATCTTGCAATTGAAATAGCCAAGGAACAAAACAAGCTCCCATTAGATGTAGTTTATATAGATGAGGAAGCTTTAACTTTCCATACTATTGACTACGTGCATAGAGTTTCAGATAGGAGTGAATTAAACTTTCAATGGTTTTGCTTACCAGTCAAACATAGAAACGCTTGTAGTAATAATGAGCCTTGGTGGTACCCTTGGGAACCTGCGAAAAAGGATTTATGGTGTAGAGAATTACCAGATAAAGCGATTGTTAGTCATCCAAGATTTATTCCTGGTCAAACAATGCCTGATTTCTGTGATGCAGTTTATCAAGGTTTCAAAGGTAATGTTTGTTTCTTAACTGGTATTCGTGCTCAGGAAAGTTTAAGAAGAAGAAGTGCTGTACTTAGGAAAGTAGCTGATAACTACATAGCTCACAGATATGGAAACGTTCACTTGGCTCACCCTATTTATGATTGGAGTTCTGTTGATGTTTGGTTTGGTATCAGACAACACAAATGGGATTATAATACTTATTACGATGAGTTAGATAAGGTCTCAGGCTACCACAATAGATTCTTGAAGCAAAGAGTAAGTAATGCATTCGGTGAAGAGCCATTGCGTGGGATTGGAGAATATCAGTTATTAGATCACGAGCTCTGGCAAAAAATGCAAGATAGAGTAAGAGGTGCACGGACTGCTTTACGATATGCAAATGTTGGATTATATACAGGAAAGGTACTCCCTCCCAAATATGAAACTTGGGAATCATATTACAAGGTTATTATGTCTGGCTATGAAGAGCCTTATAAATCGGTAGTTCAGAAAGGTATTAATGCTACTATCAAGATTCACTACAAAGACACTAACGACAAAATTCCAGATAAAGTATCTCACCACATTACAGGTTGCAGTTGGAAATTCCTTTGCGATTGTGCTATTCGTGGAGATTTCAAGAATAGGAAGTCAGGAACAATGAAAGGTAGAAGTAGAAAAGAATATTCGGAGATAAAATGAGTAAATTTAAACAGCCAATAGACAATATAGAATGGGTAGATAGAAATACTCTGAAACCCAATAATTATAATCCCAACTCAATGGGCAAATACGAGATGGAACTATTAGTAATCTCAATTCTCGAAGACGGATGGACACAACCAGTTATCCGTAATCCTGACGATGAAATAGTAGATGGCTATCATAGATGGAAAGCTTCTGGTGATAAAAGAATATTGGCAAGAGACGGTGGTCAAGTTCCTGTTACTACCACAAATCCAACGGACTTGGTTTCACAACAAATGAGCACTATCAGGCACAACAGAGCCAAAGGAGTTCACGGTGTTTTCAAGATGTCAAGCATTGTCGGAGATATGATAAAAGACGGTGTACCTATTAAGGAGATTATGCACCGCTTACAAATGGAAGAAGAGGAAGTTGTGAAGCTTGGGATTTCGGAAGGAATACCAAAAGAGAAGATTATTCAAGAGCATAGTTTCAGTAAAGCTTGGGGGCCAAAGAATGATTGAGGACAATAGCATACTCCATAGATTAGAGGGAGAAACTGATAAGGCTTATTTCGGTTGGGAACAATATAGAGATTTAGGCCCCAATCGGAACTTCAAATTACTAAGCGATAAACTTGGTTTAAAGTCACAACAACATCTATATGAATGGCGAGATAAATTCAAATGGTTTGAACGAGTAAAAGAGTTAGAAAAAATTGAGACTCTATCAAAGATAGAAGCTCGAAAAAAGACTTTGGAAATGAGAGAGCGTGCTCATCTACTCGAATTACAATCATATCAAAAACTAATTTCTTTAGTTAAGTTAGCTCTTCACAATAGATTGTCATTTGTAGATGAAGACGGTAATCTCAAATATGACTTGCAGGAATTAGAACTAATGTCAGTTGCTGATTTAATGCAGATGACACAAGACTCTTCTAAGCATATGATTAACCTCATCAACACTGAAAGGACTATCTACGGCTTAGCTGGTGAAGTAGTTGAGAACCGATTCGGACAGAACGACGAAGCAAAAGAGCTCATTGGTAATATAGTAGCCAATGATGATGACGTAAGGAAATCCTTTAACAATATGTTGCAACTAATAGAGAACAAACAAAACCTTGACCACATCCGAGATTAATTATAATCAGTTTGTAACTGGTACTCCCATCTCAATGGCTTATCATATGTCAGATGGGAAGTATCACTTAGCAAAGCACTTGTTGTACGTAAACAATGTGCTATTAGATGCTGTGGCTAAAAAGAAGAGACGTATTATAATCAATATGCCCCCTCGTCACGGTAAATCTGAATTGGTTTGTAAATATTTTCCTGTGTGGCTATTAGGCAATTATCCTGACAGAAAAGTAATAATCACAATGCACTCCTCTGACCTTGCGAATAAATACGGAGGTTGGACGAGAGATTTATTTGTTGAGTTCGGACAGAAACTATTTGGATTGACTGTGAGTAAAAGCACGAAGTCCAAATCAAGTTGGGAAGTAGCAGGACACCGTGGTGGATTAGAAGCTCACGGTTGGAAAGGCTCGATAACTGGTAAGGGTGCTGACTTGCTAATAATTGATGACTTGATAAAGAATCACGAAGAAGCTTATTCAACTACTTACAGAGAATCAATGAAGAATTGGTTTGCTTCAACTGCATTCTCGAGGTTGTCTCCGAATGCTATAGTAATTGTGATTATGACCAGATGGCATTATGATGACGTTGCTGGTTATCTGATAGAAACTTTCCCTGATATGTGGGAAGTAATAAACTTCCCTGCTATTGCAGAAACTAATGATGTACTTGATAGAAAGCCAGGGGATTTACTTTGGAAAGAAAGGTTTGACCAAGTGTATATAGATGAACAGAAGTTAATTCAAGGTGCTTTTTTCACTTCTCTTTATCAACAGAAGCCAGTCGTTACTAACTCTGTAATATTCAATCCTAAGAATTGGGATTACTACACAGAACGACCGAAAGAGATGAGGAAGAAACTTGATTTTGTAATTCAGGTATGGGACACGGCATTCAAAGAAAATGAGAATAATGATTATTCTGTTTGTTTGACTATTGGGATTGATAAAAACTATTACTATCTGCTTGATGTTTTCAGAGAGAAAATAAACTTCAATTTGCTTGAATCAAAAGCTGTTGAACTATACAAGATTTGGCAACCAGACCAATTATGTATTGAGGACGGTGGTAGCGGTCAATCACTGATTCAGGTATTACCTTACCATTATAGTATCCCTGTTAAACCGATAAAACCAATGAATAAAGTGGTAAGAGCTCATATGGTATCTTCACCTTTAGAAAACAGAGAAACTCTATTACCCAAAAATGCAAGTTGGATAACTGATTTCATTAATGAGTTAGCAAGATTTCCAAGTGGAAAGCACGACGATCAAGTCGATGTATTCACAATAGCACTGCAAAAGTTATCAAAAGTTAAAGCTGCACTTGCTCTTGGAACAAGTAGTTACAGCAGTTCACGAGAAAGAAAAACAACAAAACAATCAATAACTGAAGGGTTTATGTAATGAGTAATTTAATAGATGAGATGAGAGCAAAAGAGTTGTTCGGAGTTCAGGCAGATGGCAAGGATATGTCCTTATACGCATCAGCTTTGTCAGCACTTCCAAATCCAGACGAGGTTTTGAAGAAGCTGGGTTTGAATATATCGGCTTACTATGAGCTTGACACTGATGACCAAGTTGCAAGTGCAATGCAACTGAGGAAAGACAACGTGAAGTCAATGAGTTGGGAGTTGGAGCAAAGCCAAACACGAGACGATATATATAGATTCGTCAATAACGTAATTAAGAAATGGGATATGGAAAAGCTAATTGGTGAAATGCTTGAAGCAATCCCTTACGGTTATTCTGTAATGGAAAAGATATGGCTCAAAGATGTTTACGGTTACTACTATATAGCAAATGTAGTTGGTAAACCTCCTCATTGGTTTCAATTTGACACTAATAACCGTGTAAGGTTTATGAGTAAAAAGTTAGGAGGTACAGAAGGAGTATTGCTCAGTAAAAGGAAATTCACAGTAGTACAGAACTATCCTACTTACATCAATCCGTATGGAAATGCTATTTACAAAAAGTGTTATTGGCCAGTAAAGTTCAAACGTGGTGGAATTAAGTTCATGGCTAAGTTTGTTGAGAAGTTTGGTATGGTTTTATTACTTGGTCAAATTGGTAGGAATGGAGAAATGGATAAACCCGCCACTAAGGAGCAAACTGATAATTTCGTTACTGCACTTGATGGACTACATCAAGATGGAGTTGGAGCTATACCTGGAACCGATGATGTATTAGTTATCTCTGGAAACAGTCAAGCTTCGAGTGAAATATATAAATCATTTATTGAACTTCAGGATAAGCAAATAGCAAAGGCAATACTTTCACATTCTTCTGCAGTTGATAGTGTGGCAGGAGCATTGGGTAATAGAGACCAGATTGTTCAGTCTATCAATATTATCAGAGATTCGGATGCTAAGTTAGGAATAGGTAACATCAATGAAGTTATTTCACAGATGGTTCAAGTAAACTATGGTAATGTTAGTGAACTTGAAATACCAGTTTTCAAGCTGATTGCAAAAGATGATGCACTTGAAATAAAAACTCGTGCTGAAATTGACACTATACTTTCAGGAATAGGAGTTAAGTTTACTGCTAAGTATATCAAGACTACTTATGATCTGCAAGATGATGAGTTTACTATTTCGGATAAGCCTACTCCTCCACCTTTTGGAGATTACTCTGCACAAGATGAATTGGAAACACAGATGTCAGATAAGTTTCAGTCGGTGATGCAACCTCTGGTAGATTCGATTGCAAAAGGTGATTCATTCGAAGAAATCAAATCTAAATTAATTGAACTCAATAAAAATTTGGACACTACTGAATTAGAAGCTTTGATTTCAGATGTATTGGCTGTTACTTCCGTAGCTGAGGAAGTGTAATGGGTAAGCTGTCAACTTCATTATCGAATGCACTTTTGAAAGCATCAAAATCAGGAGCCGATAAAGGATTAGATGCTTTACGTAAGAAAGGTCAGAACAAAGTATTAACTGAAAGCTATGATTCTATTAGCGGTGATGCACACTCCAAAGCTTTTACCGTTGCGAAAGTTTCTCAGATGGATTTGCTTGACGATATTTTCAAGGCGATAGAAGATTTCAAGTCATCAGGAAAATCCGTCAAGGAATTTAAAGAAGGACTTATTCCAATCTTGCAAAAGAAAGGATGGTGGGGAAAACACGAAGTTATAGACCCAGTAACCGGTAAGAAGAAAATCATTCAGCTTGGCTCTGAGAGTAGATTGAACTTGATATTAAGAACTAATATTTCGGTAGCTCAGCAACAGTCAAGATTTAAGCAGCAAATGAAAGCAAGTACGGCAAGACCATATTTCATATACCATCAGCAAGACCGAAAGAATAAACGAGAATCACACGCTAAACTTGATGGTAAGATATTCAGAGCTGATGACCCACAGATACATAGAATATATCCTCCGAATGATTTTGAGTGTCATTGTAAAATGTCTTCATTATCGGAAAGGCAATTGCAAAACATGGGTGGTAAGGTTGAAAGAGTTGGCGATGTACTTAAAGAGCTAACAGAATCGAATGACCTAAGCCAAAGAGATATTGATATGATGGAAAGTTTTGACCCCAGAGGTACTGACTTTGAAAAAGATATGAAGAAGTATAGCAAGGAACTTCGAGAACAAGCAAAAGAACTCTTCAAAGAAAGACCGAAATACACAACTGAGGAATTAGCCAATGCGAAACGTTCTCCAATAGTCAAATCTTCAATGAATAAGACCGCTACGGACACTAAAGCACAGAAAACGCATAAGAACCTATCTAATGAGGAGAAGTCTTCTGTGAACGCTTTAACGAAGACAAAGATGCAGGAGCTATTGAAGTCTGCAGGTGGAAGTTCTGGAAAGATTCTATCATCTTACAAAAAGGTGCTTGATACTGCTATCGAGAAAGCCGAGAAAGTACCAACTACGGCAGGAAAATTTGTCTATCAGAGCAAGACTGTTGCCGTTAAAGAGCTTGGCACTCTGAAAACTAAGTATAAGGTTGATTCAGTCATCGAGGAACCCGATTACATATTGACTACAGATGGACCAACTGCAGGAAATGTAGTGTTCAGATATATCAGTAAGAGTGTTGTTGACATTGCTGACCTTTCGGAGACTGCTCAGAATAGATTGATTGGACGTAACAAACTATTTAAAGTTAAATCGGTAATTGATGAAAATGATAAATTGGAAATCACATTAGAGGAAATTCTATGATACTACTCGCAAAGAAACAATTAGTCGACAGAATGAATTCTGTTTATGCTCAGGTACAAGAACAGTATTCCGATATGTCTCCCTTGCTTGACACAATTGCTGAAATTATAGAGTCTGCGATTGATATGAATTTTCGGAATTACGGACGTTGGGATGGGAGCTCCACAGATGTGAACTTGTTTTCTGGTGGAACAAACAAATGGAAAGGTCTATCGGATAAGACTAAAGTAGCATACAAAAAGAAAGGTATTGCTCCTCTCATCAGGACACTTCAACGCTCACAAGATATGCGAAACTCTATAAACGTAACTCCACACGGTACTAATCAAATTGCTATTCGTATGTCCTCCCCTTACGGAGAAGCACACAACTATGGATTCAAAGGTAAGGTAAGTGTTAAAGCTCACACACGGAAAGTGAAATCTTTTAAAGAGGAGAAGACGGTTGAGGTCAAGTCACATACTCGTGAAATGAACATACCAGCTTCTCCTTTTTTAACTTTGTCGGAAGATGACATCTTAGAGATAGTGGAATATTTGGAAAGGCAGTTGTTTGGTAATAAATTGTGAGATTAAAACACTCATAGAATTTTTTTATAGAAAATAAATTCTGTCAGTTTTTTTAGTCGAAAATCGAAACTTCTCTTAAAATTTGAAAATCCACCACCCCGAAACACCTGATAACAGTACACTTTGAAAATGGGTTTTTTGCAAAAATGTGAAACTATTTTTCTTTTAAAATGGTTTTACAAATTGAACTAAAATCATCAAAACTATTTTTTGATTTTGTGAAAACTTTTTTTCAACTCAAACACTCAAACTATTTTTTTAATTTTATGAAAACTTTTTCTTGAACAAAGAGTACAAAGTATTTTTAGAAAAAATGAAAACTACTTTCTAAATAAAAAGTATAAACCTTTTTACAAAAATTATGAAAACTCAAAATGAAAAAAATCTTTTCGTAATCTCTTTCAAATTCTTCAAACCTTTTTGTTGAAGAAACAGTTTGATTATTTCTGATTTTACCCACCCCGAAACGCACTGTTATCAAGGGGTTGGTTTTCACTTTTTCAGAATATTTTACGCTGTCAGAAAAAATCATTAAAATCCGAAAAAACTTTCTAAAAGGAAATCCACTCCCCATCTTTAGAACTGATATACGATACTGTTTGTATCAATACCTCATCACGTCCATAAAGATAGATTGTGTCTCCCGAGTTTAATAGTTGAGCAACTTTATCAGAAGTATATTCAAACTCCAAGAACCCATCTTCCTGTGCATCAGCAGGTCTGACTTTCACAAGTGAGTCAAGATTCCAACGGACTCCTTCATCATCTTTGATATAGTAACCATTCAAATCAGTTATAGACTTGTCATAGGTACGGATTCTGAATTTCTCATTATAGTCATCTTCCCCTGCTGGGTTTGGTAGTATAGCAATAATACGAACATAAGTGTCATTAGTACCGTCAGGCATTTGTGATACATTAGTACTGATAGTAGAAACGATTGGAGCTGTAGTCTTATCGTCTGAGCAAGACAAGAATAAAAGCATAGCAAAAATAAGTAGTATTTTTTTCATTGCTTTATTTCTTTGTTTCTACAATAGTTAACTTGCTTTTGCATAAATCTTCAATCATTGATCGAACATCCCAATACCAATCATACTCCGTAGACGTATTATCACCCAAATAGGTTTCACTTGTAGCTGTTGTAACACCAGTGCTATTTTGAGTACCTGTTAATATCTTAGCTAATGCTAACACTTCGTTATTATTATTAACTTTAATTATCCAAACGTATGAATAGTTTGCACCACTCCAAATATTAAATTCGGGTAAGGTGTTTGCCTGAAATAAACCTATATCAGGGTTTGATGTTTTTATTTCGAATCCTTTCTCTATTAATGAGCCACTCAAGGCATCAAAAAGATTTTTCTTATCTAATTCACACGTTGATTTGTGGTTATACACAGTTGTCTTACATGATGATAAA